AAGCGTTAGCCTCAATCCGCTTGTTCAGACGTTTCATTTCTTTTGGTTTCAATTTTAAGCCTCCTTTTTTCTTTTATAAGTTCGACACAGACATCCCTTTCGCCTGCTCCCGATTGAGCGATATCCCGGACTTTGGAATTCTCTATGGTTGAAGTGATCCATTTAGCTGTAAGGGCTGGATCGTTTTATTTTCCCCGGTGTAAGGGCCTCTGCCTTACGGGGCCATTGATGGAGTTGTCTGGTTTGCATTATAGTCCTCCTTTGTCGCGTTATGTCCTTATACAAAGTCAAGTGTAATTCCAGCTTGTGATGCTAAATCATATATAACATCTTGTGACCAATTAGTAGGCGCATGTTTCATAATTTTACTTGTGACAACGCGTGATAGTCCCGCTTGTATAATTAGTCCCATGCACTGGGAACAAGGTAAACAAGGCCAAATATATATTGTATTACCTAGTCCCCTAGCTGTAAGTATTGCATTGGCTTCGGCATGAACTACAAGTTTCAATTTAGCAGTTTTGTCATTTAGTATTTGTTCAGAGTCTTCTATACCCCGAGGGAAACCATTAAATCCAATGCCTCGTACATACTGCTTATCTGTAATCACGGCGCCAACTTGTTTCCTTGGGTCTTTTGACCAATGAGAAATATGTCTTGCAAGGTCTATATACCTCAAATCCCATTTCGAAGAGTTCATGTGACTTCCTTCCGCTACAATCTTATAATCAGTCATCTATGAGTTCTCCTTTGTGGTATTTGTTAAGGTAGTCAAGTAATCCCGCTTGTCCCTTGGCCCGGACCTTAAGACCGCGGGCTATAGCAACGTCAATTGTATTTCGTGCGATAATATGGTGTACTATAACACTCGCTTCTCTCTGGCCTTGGCGTTTTAATCTACCGATAAATTGCTCATAAATCTCACCGCTCCAGGGTAAAGCATACCAGAGTAAAATATTGCTGCCATACTGCATGTTCATGCCATGCGAGAGACTTCCCGGATGACATAAGAGAAGCGGGAGGTCTTTCGCATTCCACGCATTGACAAGACGTGTGGCCTCAGTATTTGAAACTCCGCCTCGAATGATGGGAACGTTCGGAAATGCCAAGCGAATAAGTTCCAACTCAAATATGAACTGGATTGCGCAAAGGACAGGTGTACCATCGGCATTGTCGACGATTTCCTTAAGAACCTCAAGTTTCTCGTTATGAAATACTTCATACTTACGCGGACCTTTACCTTTCCCGTCATCCGTGTATAATGCTCCTTGTACAAATTGACGGAGTTTTGTGCCAAGGGTTAGTTTATTGAATACTTCTAAATTACCATCTGTCAATTCCAGAAAATACTTTTCTTCCAGCAACTTATACTTCTTCTGTACAGTCGGAGGTAAATCGATCTTGATATAATTGTCAATACGCTCAGGCATCTTAATGTAATCCGTACCCTCAAGACGGAATGTGATATCACGAACCCGTTCTTGAATCACGTCCGCACAACCTGTTTTGATTCGCCATATTCTATAGTCTTTATCTACTGGATCAAAATACCGCGCTTGGTATTCGCCGTATGAAGACCCAAGACGTACGCCACTGTCAAGAAAGTAATACTGTGACCAGAGGTTAAGATGACTATTGGGCATAGGTGTCCCACTTAAGATCATCTTGCCTGCTGGAAACAAGTCTCGCATAGCTCTGAGTGCCTTGTACCTCTTGGTCCTATGGTCCTTAATCTTTGTACCTTCGTCAAGTATAATGGCGTCAAAGGGTACACGTTTCATCTTCTTAATAGCCGCGAAAAGCCATACAAGGCTTTCGTAATTCGTCAGAAAAACATCTACTTTTTCATGTAACCTTGCAAGTTTATCAGGACCATGGACTGTGGTGTATGTAAGGTCCGGTGTCCACTTCTTAATCTCTTGTGGCCATACATTGTACATAACCTTGATAGGACTGACTACCAGTACGGCTCGGTATTCAATATTGGCTAGCCACATTAACGCGACCAACGTCTTACCAAGGCCTAAGTCTAAGGACTGATAATCCGTAAGGTGATTGTTAACTTTAGTTTCCAGCGCGAACTTAAGAGCCCGTACCTGGTATTCGTGGGCTTTAGGATGTGTAATCATAATATCCTCTACATATCGAATTGTTCAGTAAACTCATGTCCACAGCGCTCACACCGCCATACTGTTTCAGTTGAAGCACCAATATCGTGGTTCCAGGTAAAACGGTGTAAACAGATTGACCGGTGTCCTACGATAAAACAGATAAACCAACGTAATTTTTTCATCGTCTACACTCCATACAGAGTTCAGCATCATCTTTATGCCGTTTATACTGATACCGGGATAAATCCTTCTTATGCCCACAGGTAAGAGTCAAGGTCATGTACCATTGATCCCGTACTACAGCGGACTCGATGTCCCGGAATTGCGGGCCTTCGTCAGGTTGAATCATTTGTGCTGCTTTCATATATCCCTCGCCATAAGCATTGCAGCGTAGTTAATGACATCGATATAAGACCCACTCAACAGGTTCTCACGGCACTTTTGCACAAGGTCAGCATGCGAGATGATCTCTTCTTCCCACCAACCATACTTACCACGCCCGCGTTGCTTTGCAAGTGAGAGTGACATGGCCTGCGTTATCATCTTTGTTAATGACACATCCATATGTTCATTTAACAGTGCAGCTTCGTGATATATCGCGCGGGAATGTTCCTCTGGATTTTCGAATGCTTGTTTTAGCTGTTGTATATTCATAATCCTCCGTATTTACACCAAATGATGAGAGAGGCTGTCTTCAAAAAGAGTAAGCAGCTTAGCCATTTATACTAATTTAAATTAATAGGGCTCTTAAACGGTCAATTAAGTCTATACAAACTTAGAATAGGGCTAAATCAGGTACAAGTTTAACAGCTCTCATAGCGATATGATATAAATAGTCATCTACAGAGGACTTAAACCCGCCTTCTGACATAATCATAGAAATAACCGCCGTAAGTTCATAGCGCTGCCATTCTGTTATATAAGATTTACATACTGCCTTATCTAAGATCGTAACTTGATAAGAACCGGACTGACTTAGTACCGCAGTTATCTTTATTGTCTCCGTGCTAAATGTAATTGGACTCATATCATCCGTCCTTGTCGGGGCGAAACTTCTTGAAACGGGCTTGTCTGAAATCCCCGTCTGGTGTATCGTTCTGGTAGTGAACCTCAATGTGCTTACCGTGGAATTCACGCTGATGATTCCAGATATATGACCTCAATGAGTCTGAGAAGCCGCCGCCAACCTTACTTGCATACCCGTTTTTGCGTAATACGTAAACACCGCCAAGCATATTTTCGTACTTGCCTTCACCTTCAAAGAACCCTGTAATTGGGCAGTCTTCGTCAAGGACCTGTTTAACCTTCAACCACGCCTTGGATCGCTTAAGCTCATACGATCCATTTGGGTCTTTAAGCACAAGGCCTTCGTAACCAGCATACAATGCCTTCTCGTACGTGGCTTTCATCTCCTCGAGGGACTCAAAGGTTTTGTGCCGTATGACCGTGATAGTTGTCGGTTTGGCCAGAGAGAATGACCATCCTTGCTCTTTGCCGATTTCTTCCAGTGCCCTGTAGCGCGCCTTAAACGGCATATGCATGTTGCCAATGGCGTCAAATAAGAGAAGTCTAGCGTCAGGTGTTACATTGGCACTCCTGATCAGACCGCCACTTTCGTTGAACTCCATATTCGGAACCATGATCTCACCGTCAAAGTCACCAAGACCGACAATTGCATTCTCAATATGCTTTGCACCTTGTATCAAGTGCCCGCCACTCGAATATAGTTGGCCATCGCGAACGAGACATCTGTACCCGTCAAGTTTTACGCTGCCAAGTAAACCAGAACGCCAGAGTTTGTCTTCGAAGGTTGCAGCCTTCATGATACCAAAGACAGGTATGAGTTCCGGAAAGGCTTTATTAATCGTCGTTGCGGTAATACCGCACTCAAGGTTCTTTTTAATGATACACTTAAAGACCTCGGCGTCTTCTTTTAATAACTGGTTTATACATTGAGCAGTAAGTTGTTTAACTATACCGTCGCCATGAGTATTAGCCATAAACATTAAATGCGTTTGCAATTGCACCCAGTTATCTTCAAGTGTAGCTAAACCATCGCCGGTCCAAGGAACCTGTTTAAGACCATACTTTTGGTATGGATGATACGCGGCTAATAACATTTCGCGTAACCGTGGAGAGTCGTATCGTTGGAGAATCATTACCTTGTCATTCAAACTGTTAGTCTGCTGCAACTTCTTGATCACCTGTTTGATTAGCATTTTGTTCCTCCTGCATTTGATTAATTACTTTGTTTACTCCGGCCTTAGAACTCACATAAGTCGCATGATGTCCTTTTAGTACAAGACGTTCAATTTCGCGGAACTGACCTTCTGATGGAATCTGGCCCTCGCTCTTGACTTCTACGAACCACACTTTACCTTTTGGCAGTACGCACATACGGTCTAATACAAAACGTCGCATAGGACTTACAAACTTATATGCTTCACCGCCAAGAGCCCGTACTTGATCGCACAGATACCGTTCCGTATCTTTTTCTGATTCAGGCATATTACCCTCGTTTTAATCGCCACCGCATCATGTCTTGTTTTTCCATTTTACGGCGTACTGTTTGATACTTAGTAAATAGCCGATGCATAAGATACCGGCGGCGCTTGCCCTGGTATTCGTAATGCATGATCTTCTTTATCTCTTCCAGTGGCTTAACGTCCAACCGTTCTATATACCCCACAACATGGTCCCAGCTGATAAGTAGCCGGTCATACCGTGCGGCATCTTCTTTATCCATGATTATAGGGTCTACAAACTGATTATTGAAGATGGGGTATTCACGTTGCGCGCGTAGGGCCGAGAACCTTGAGTATACGCGGTCAAGGATTATTCTTCTACGCTTACCCATAAGTTCTAATTGAAGCATACGTATTAACTGGGTCGTGTCAGTAAGTTTGTAAACTATATCTGAGACTTTAAGCCAGTTAGAATACTTACGTTCCATTTCAGCCCACTGGTGAGGTTCAAATGGTGTTATCCTGTCTAAGAAAAACATTACAATTATCCTTTCTTATAACGTTTGGTAAAAAAGCCAACCGCTTTAATAGGACAGTCGGGGAGGAAATCAACATCACATAGGTGATGCGTAAACTTAGCCATTGCGTCAGGTGTGGCATCCTCAGTCTTTATCAGCGCTAAAGCTTCATCATGTACGCTGCCGATGATCTTTACATGCGGCATATGCTTCTTTACGTTAAGCATACCCCGCATCATAACCTCTCTGGCCGTACCTTGTACAAGATTCTCAGTAATACGGCCTGGAATGAGTTTAAGTCGGGACCACTTTTTTGTATAAGGGTTAATCCCGGAGTGCGTGATAGTCGCCACAGCACCCATGTACTCGTAGTCAGGAATGAACTCATCTTTGATCGTCGGGTTCATATAGTATAATGATTTTCCTGTCGGTAACTGCAGTGCGAGCCATTTAATTCCGTTTCTACTGAACACACCAAACGTAGTGTTTTTATAACGGCGTTTGCTTCCACTGATGACAGCTTCAGCAGCAGCGTTTCGAAGATGCGCCCAGAGAGTTTTAACCAGAGGATATCGATCTCGGTAGGCGTCCACTGAAGCTTTAGCTTCTTCGTCTGATAAATCCAGGCCGGCTTGGAGCGCGGCGGTGGTTTTAAACTTCTTTCCACCCATTCCGTATCCACAATTACTTACGACAATAGGGCCTTTACTTGTCAGTAGTGTGAATCTGTTCAGATTTCCAGCGTTTAGAATGTCGTGAGTTAAACATATTTTCCGAGCGCGTACAAAACCTGATGTTGCCGGGTTCATAATCCTTATCATTGTCGATTCTGTCGAGCTCAAGGTCTGGGTTGTCAAATCCTGGTATGGTAGAAGCATGTATAATAAATGCTCGAGAGTCTGTCCATTCATTACACATCTTGATTCCTCGGGCGCCATAGCAATGAAACGCAAAATTATTCTTGTCATAACATCTGGATTTTGCAGCGAACCATCGATTGATAAGGCGTTCAACAATTGCTTCGTCAAGTCCTGTAACTTTACTATGTGTTTCCAAATTAAATTTGTAAACAGTTTTTCGCCCGCAGATTCCGCATTTAGTACTGTTGCCTTTTTCAAGGTTTGCCAGAATTTGAAAATGTATGTTTCCGCAGAGTGTACATAAGACGTCATAACCTGCGTCGCGTTTTGGAGAATCTGCTCGTGATTTATAGTCAAGAACTTGCCAAAAGCCAAACATATGGCCTGGACCTCTGATTGGGTACTGCCGGCGTGGCGCCATACTTCCTCCTTCGTATCACCAAAATATATCTCATGGTCCGGCGTGAGCCATGTACCGCAAAATGCGTCACATTCTCTTTGGCCCTTGTTAAGTACGCCATCATGAGATACCCACTTCTCACCGTCCCATAGTTTGTCGGTAAGCTGTATATTTTGAATAGGCACAGGACCACGATCTGTAAGGACCTTCGTATGTTCCGCTATACAGCCAAGGATAATAACTTTTCCGACGCGTCTTTGCTCTGACGTAACTTTGTCATAAGGCACTCCAAATCTCGCTGCAGCCATTGTGACATATTGGTCAAGTCCATTGTTGAAGTCCTCCATGGTTTGACAGTCATCTGCGGCCCAGGCCAAGATACGATTTTCAATCGACGAGTAATCTGCAACAGCGATTGTATATCCTGGAGGCGCACAGATCATAGGTCGTATAAGAGCCTTAGCCACTTGTACTGGATCATCTATGACCATGTTTACTTTAAACATGTTGATCCAGGTTTCGGGGTCTTCATAATCCTCGATTGGCTCGATTATGCTCTCACCTGCAATATTTGCCCGCTGAAGCTTACGTTCTTTACAGATCTTTTCAATACTGAGGCGTGGTAAATTATGCATCTGAAAACCTTGGCCTGCAAGCCGGCCAGTGCCCGCACCATGATACCGTAAGTTGTCATGTACCCAGGCTTGGCCACTCCATATAACAGCTTGCTCCGCGATCTTCTTGTACTTAGCCGTCGAGGATCGGCCCAGTTCTTGCCGTAATTCGAGTATACGCCGTACATCTTTCGGGGTATTTGTCTTGGCGATTGCGAGCTCTACGGTTTCTGCTTGAAGGTTTGGTATAATAAAACCCTTAGACGCACACCACTTAATAATACGCGCAATTTGACCAGGAGTAGTCACGATACCGTTTGTAAGAATCGGGAGCTCGACGACGGTCTTTTCGATATACTTCTGCAGGTACTCATAGATACTGATGACTGAGTCTATATCTACAGGTAAGCCAATACAGTTCATCTCGACTGTGAATTCCCAGATCTCTTGTTCTTGTGGAATGAGTTCCTGACGTGGCAGCTTGTAGACGATTTGCTGCATTGCAACAACGTCTCGTAAGCAGTAACGGAATAGGCCCTGAAACGATGTCGTGTTTGTGCTAGTAGGAAACGGTTGTTCACCGTGCTTGTTTGGTATACAGCACGCCTTGACATATGCTTTGCCCGCTGCGTCTTTTGGCATTGGAATCTCGAGTGCCGCTCCTGCATCTGCAAGATTCTGGGGTAACTGATAGCAGGCGCACAGAGCCTGCGCATCTGCAACTTGAAGTAACGGTATTGCCGGCCAGTTAAAGTCACGCACACCTACCTTGTTCCATATACGCCAATCAAACGTTGCATTGAAGGCACAGACCTTACCACCCTCGGTTACATGTTTGATGACTCTCTCTGGTAAACGTCCTGACGCGACTGTCCAAAGAGTAGGTTCTTCTTGGTTAAAGGCCCACGCCAAACAGATGATCTGAGTTGAGTCATCTGATGCATAGGCCATGCCTCCTGCCACTTTGATATCTACAGCGGAGTAGGTTTCAAAGTCAATGAATAAGAGTTCTGTCATTTGGGTGCCTTTGACTTGTCAAATGCCGCAATTGCACGATTGACTTCTTTGTTGCAGTCATTCCACATCTGCTTGTATACGGCATCTTGGTTTGCATCATGGGCAATCTCCTGTGATAGTCCAGCCTCGACCTTGAGACTGTTGTAATTGCCCATATTGATCGTGCGGCTGATATGCACAGTAAGAGTACGACCGAACTTACCTCGGTACCGTTCTACAATGCGTTGAACTTCAGCACGATCTGCGATGTTCCTCATTTGCTCTGGCGTCATATATGTGCCTCCTCGTATTCTAGGATTTGTCGTTCAAGTTCAGCGTATCCCGCGATATCTCGCCAATGGTCTTGTTCACCAGGATTGCCGTTAAGAATCCTTGCCACTTTATGCTGGATCATATCAAGCGCTTCTTTCTGAGGCGCTGATAGTTCATACCAGCTAGGTGTTTGATACATCACACGTTTCAAGGCTTGACAGATATCTGCATGTGTACCAAAATTACCATGTGTCTTCTGCCGTTCATTAAGGGTATCTTGAATTGTCATCTCGTGTTCCTTTCGTAATGTTTCGTACTCTCTGGCGCTCTGCGTCCAAGCCTCAAATCTCGCTTGCCGACGGCCATCAGTAGACCAAGGCATTGTAAATATGTCATCAGTCCAATCATCAAGTAATTGTCGCCAGCGGTTCAATTGAGCTTCCATAGTTTACACCATTTCGTTTTTAGTAAATTAGCGGGGTAAAAAAGAGGCTCGGACAGCCCGAGCCTCTTAACAGCCGAAGTGTTACAGTTTACATAATGTCGTCGCCTGCAGGATCACCAGTCGCGCCGTCTTCTTCTACGACATCGTAGTTGGCAAAGGCATCGGTTGCCCGCATGCGACCATCAAGACGCTCACCTTCTTTGACGAGTAGAACATTGTTGAGGCCCCAACCAACACCGCAATTGCCGCTATTCTTATACGGAAATGCGTTGATGTCGGCACGAACCCA